CCCCCCCCCTCTCGCCCTTCGCGCCCTGCTCCCGGCTTTCATTTGGCCGTAAACCACTCACGATCCCGCTCTTGCCCCTGCCGCGCGCCTTCAGCCGGTCAGGCTTTGGCCCTCGGTCGGCTTTTTTTTTGCGGTGTCATCGACGGCATCCGGCATGAAAGCCACGCCGATCACAGCCTGCGCGATCTGATAGAGTCGCATCAGGTCGGCGGGTGTCGCCGATCCGATCACCTTGTCTGCCTCGGAATCCTTCATCCCGCCGCCGACCAGCGCCAGTGCCAGCAGGTTGCGGATTTCGGTGCTGGTCGGCTTTTGGCCTCGGCCAAAGACGCCTTCCCAGAAATCAAAGATGCCTCGATGCTTGTCCTCGAATCGCTCAATCTCGCGGTTTCGCAGCAGGAAGACATAAGAGGTGTCGCCGATATATTCGACGACACCTCCACGCGGCGCTTCAGCCGTGATCGTCATCAAATGGCTGCAAACGTGACTGCGCCGGTGCTGGTCAGCGAGAGCGAATAAGTCACGCCGCCCTCCGTTTCGCCGCCAAATTCCAGCGATTCAATATAGAACGAGCCGGAATAGGTGCCGAATGCCGGGACCGTCACTTTGAAGTTGCCTTTGGGATCGGCCAGCATCGCCACGGTGTTCATCCGCAATTCGGTGGTGCTGTCTTCAAAGTAGCCGTCGCCAGAGATGCTGATGTTTTTCACACCCATCAAGTTTTCCCGCCACAGCGCGCCTTCAGGAGCGGCGCAATCAGGCGTGGTAACGTCGATCACCGAGTTATTGATGGTCAACGTCTTGCTGTTCAGGCCGCAAAGGTTTGCGAACGCTTCGGTCGGGGTTGCGCCGTCGCCGATCTTGACCAGCAGGGCGCGTCCAAGTTGTTTAGCCATGACGGCCTCCGTTTGACAGCTTGCCCAAGGCTGGTTTCTAGGCTGTTTCGAGCAAAGCCCGAAGCGCGATCACAGCCGTGTATCCCCGGCCATCAGCGTCTCTTGTAACATTGTGGGTCTGGAAAATCAATTCGACCAAGGTGAAGCCCGTCACCGTGACGCTGGCCTCTTGCCGATGCAGCGCCGCGTTCACCGCCTCGACGATCTGCACCGCCTCGACCCGGCCAGAGGCGGATCGGCTGTGCGCTTCCATCGTGATGTCCACGGACGCGCCGACCGCGCTGTCGGTGTCGAATGCGCTGGGGCTGATGTCGCCGAACCGCAGATAAGGGAAAACGACGTTCTGCGGCGGCTCGTCATAGACGCGGGCGGCCACCGTCGCGGTCACGCCAGCGTTCGCCACCAACGCGGCGCGCAGACCCTTTTGCAGCGCAAGAGCGAATCCGTCAGCCACTGGTCGCCTCCTTCATGCCGCGCCGCACAGCCGATTTTACGCTGCGCTGAAACTTCGGCCTTTGCAGCTTCTGGGCCAAGCGGATGTAGGGCTGCGCTGCGGTCTTGCCGCGCTCGCCTTTTTCCCGCCCGAACTCCACTGCCTTCGCCTTGATCTGCGCGGCCTTGGTCGGCGGTGCGGCCTCGACCGATCCCGTCATGCCGTCGGCTTCATATTGCGTGTGAATCCAGCCCTTCAATTCGCCGGATTTGATCGGGACCAGCCGCCGCGCCATATTCGCGGCCTGCTCGGTGTTCAGGCGCACGGCCTTTTGCAGATTCGATCTGACCGCCGCAGGCATGGCCTGGAGTTGGCGGGCCAGCTTTTTGGCACCGTCAAATCTCATGTCGCCACCCCGCGCTCCAACAGAAACTCGATAATTGAGTTTTTCGAATCGACCTGCATCACGTTCTTGATCGCCCAGGTCTTGCCTCGGATGATCACCCGATCCGCCGAGGTGATGGCCTTTGTCAGCGTGTCGGCGCGGCAGCGCATCGTCGCCATTCCAACGTCGGCCAGAGCGCCGCCCTCGATCATCTCTTTGCCGCTGCGCTCGCGCATATCGGCCCATCGCACACCATATTCCGACCAGCCGGTGTAGATGTTGCCATATGCGTCAACCGCGCTCTGATCGAGACGCTGGAAGGTCGCCCGCTCGCCGAATAGCCCGGCCTTAGCCATACCACTGGTTCCGTTCCATACCGATCATGTCGGTGAATCCATAGGGCAGGTCCATCATCTGCTTTTCAGATGATGTCTCGCGGTTTTCATACCAGTGCGCGACCAGCATCATCAGCGCATGCCGAACAGTTTGCGGCACGTTGGCGGATGCCGGGCCATATCCCACAACATATTCGATCTTGATGGCGTCATCCCGGATCTGCGTGGTCGGCCATGCCTTGCCGGATTTCGGCGCGACGGTGATCCTGTTCGGCGTTCCGAACACATCGAAATCGGCCAGCGTGGCGGTCTGCAAAGCGCCGTCTGTGTCATAGTATTTGATCGCCGAGACAGACTGCACCGGGCCGAGCATCAGCAGAACTGTGCCGGGATTTGGTGACAGCCACTGACCCCAGGTCTGCGTGATCATGGCGCGGCCAAGCGCGCCCTGCACATCCACAAAAGAGATGGCTGCGTCGATCAGGCGCTGGATGATCGTGTCGTCGTCAGACCCCTCGACGCGCATCTGTGCCTTGGCCTCGGCCAGCGAGATTGGCGAGACTGTCGGTGCGGTGACGCGGACAAGGGCATACTGCGGCGAGAGCATTTTTAGACCTTCACGGCTTTTTCGACTGCGGTCTTTTTGGTGGCGCGTTCAATGGGCGTGGATTCGATGTTTTCAGCGATGCCCGCATCAACATAGCGCAGCGCCTCGGCATCCGTCACATCGATAATGCTGCCAGCTTCATGCACAAAGTCAGTCCCAGCCAGCGAGACTAGCATTTTGATTTTAGCCATCTTGGACTCCTGTCGGTGGTGGGCGGGACCGAAGCCCCGCCCGTTTTTCATCAGGCGTTCTTGAGGTGCTTGATGGCGGCAGTGTTCGCCAGCACACCGTCCAAGCGGACATAACCCAGAATGCCGTAGTCAGGCGCGAAACGCTCGCGGGCCACGAACAGGACCGGCGCACCGACTTTCCGCACATAGAACTTGGACATGTCGCCGAACAGGATCACCTTGTTGCCGGTGCCGAGCGATGCCATCGCTTGGTTAACCACGACATTGTAACCCAGGATGTTCTGCGGAACGCCTGCCTGATAGTTGCCCATCTGCCAGAGATAATTGCCCTGGCCGTCCTTCAGCTTGCGAATGGCAGCCAACGTGCTGTCATTCATCATGATGGCGGTAGACGGCGACGACCGATAGGCCGGATCGACCGAATGAATCAGGTCGATGATTTCGTCAGCCGTCACAGCGCCAACCGCAGCGGCGGTTTTGCCGAGGGACGAGTTGGTCACGATGCCCTCAACGTCGGACGAGCCAGAGCCGGTCGTCAGCTTGGAGTTGGCAATCCGGCCAAGACGCTCGCCCAGCAACTGACCCAGCAGCGACTCAACGTTCAGGATCGAATCGTTCGCCAGTTCATAGGACCAGCGGACCCAGTTCGTGTCGAAAGCAAATGCGCCCAACTGAGCCTGACCGAAGGTCACGTCCTTGCCGCCGTTGTCGGTCACGGTGCCTGCTTCGGTATGCGCCACAGCAGTCACAGCGGTGTCGTCAACGGTCGGGATGTTGAACGTGTTGCCGCCGGTCGTGTTGATCACGGTGAACAGGTTGGAGTCATACATCGGGCCAGATGCGATCATGGCCGTTTCGATGAATGATGCCAGTTCAACCGGGACGGTGAACCCGCCAGCGGTGGTGGTGCCAGCAGTCTGGGCGCGGGATTCGGTCTGCTGCAACACAGCGCGATGCTCATTGTCCAAACCGTCAACGCCGCCGTTGGCAATCATCGCATAGAAGGCGGTGCGGTAGTCGATCTTTGCGCCTTCATCGACAGCCGCCGCCGAGGTGCGTTCAGCAACCGGGCGCTTGGACGTATCAATCGAAGTGGACGCGCGCAGAGCGGCGTTGACCTTTTCCATGCGGCGCACGGTTCCATCGAGGCGGTCATGCTCGGCCATCATGGTGTCGAACTCGCGCTCAATCTCGGCAGCGCGGGTTTCGTCGGTCTTGTCGGTGACTTCGGCAAGTTTCGAACGGGCTTCAGTGGCGAGGCGCGCCATCTTTTCCCGCAGGTCTTTCACATCAGCCATTTCGGCCTCCTACTGTTTGCCTTGCCCAAGGGCTTGATATGGGCCAACAGCGGGACCGCCGTTATTCGTCAGCCACAAAATCCTTGCGTTCCCATGCTTGGCAGACGCGCAGGTTGTGACAGATAAAGTCCAATTTCTCGCACCAACCACGCCCGCCGCCATCGGCGTCGAAAGCGGTCTGCGGGATGTCTTCCATCGCCCGCAGCATTTCGGGCGTGTTGTTGAAATATGAACAGTTCGCGCAGAGCTGCCGACGCGCTTCGGCCTCGTTCACGCTCCAAACCTGGGCCATCTTTGCCCAAAAATCTGGGTTGGCCGCCGGATCGGATGACGCCACTTCAGGCCCAAGATTCCAGTTTTCAACCGCGTTCTGCATGTTGATCTGGCTTTCGGTGCCTGTCCCGATCTCTGGCTGCTCGACCGGCGGCATCAGATATTCATTGCGCGATTCCACGCCACTGATCTTTGCCTTCATCCGCATTCGGCGCGCGGCCTGCGACTTCACTTGTTCATCGCGGAATTGCTGCAAGGACCGCAGCGCGATCTCGGTGCCGTCATAGGCTGGCGTCGTGACGATACTGACATCGAACAATTGCGCCTCTTGGATCACACGGCGCGGGATCGGCTTGCTGTCATCCCACACCTGTCGCACCGGGCGAAATGCGAAAGACATCTTGTCCAGGTCGCCGCGCTTCATCTTCGGCACGATGCTGCGAACGTCAGGGTCTGATTGATCCAGCATTGCCTCCATGTAGAGACCGCGCTGGTCTTCGGACAGCTTCAGAGTGCCGGAACGGGTGCGGGCCAGCGGCAGCCCTTCGTGGTTGATCAGGAATACGACATCGTCGCGCTTGATGGCAGCTTTGAACGCGCCGCGTTGGATGCTTTCGGTGAACATGCCGCCGATGTTGGTTTCCTCGCCGAAGACGGCGGCATAGCCTGCGACCTTGATCTCGCCTGTGTCATCCTCGCGGATTTCGACAGGGACGCCCCGGCGGATTTCACGTTCAGACATTTCGGCCCCCGCTTTCTGATCAGGTTGTATCACGTTTCGGGCTGCCTCGTCTATTGCGTCGGCTTTCGCATGCTTGTTCGCCCAAGAACGCCCCGGATCACCGCCCCACAGCGCCCATGCAATGCGCCCGTTGGATGGATAGCCGTCCTCGCCCGGGCGGAATCCCTCGGCCTCTTTGTCGATCTCATGCCGGTCGAAATAGGCTTTCATTCGGCGCACGGTCTCATCCGACAGATTCCGGCCATTGACGATATCCCGCGCCCGCGCAATGCCGATCTCGGTGCCGCCGCGCCCGAACTCGCTGCGCCAATCCAGCCCGCGCTGGGCCTCGTCCTGCATTGCGGCTGTCGGTTCAGGCATTTGGATTAACATTCGGCTGGCTGCCCAGCGGCACGGTCGCGCCTTGGATCAGCAGGCTGTCCGCGCCCTTCGCAGGCAGGTTTTCGATGGCGCGGATTTCGTCAGGCGTCCTGATGGCGTTCTGGATCGACACCGCATAGGCTTCCATTCGGCTCTTCAGATCGCCGCGCAGCAGACCGTCCACGTTGAACTCAACGTAGAAATCAGAGCCGCGCCCGAAGAACTTCAGATTCATCTCTTGCTCAAATTGCTCCACCCACCGCTTCACGGTGTGCTTCACGAAATGCAAGTCCTGCTGCTCCGTGTTCGAGAATGTGCCGTGCGTCAAGTCTTGCAGGAACACCGGCGGCAGCGAATAGATGCGCGCGATCTGCTCAATGCTGAACCGCTGCAATTCGATCAACTGCATATTTTCCGGCGACAGCCCGATGGTTTTCAGTTCATGGCCGAGCGGCAGCGCCATGATCGGGCGGCCCTCTTTTGCCAGCTTCAGCGTGGTCGCGGCGACATCCTCAGACGCCCGGTTTGCCGCCGCGCCAGATGCGAACGGGCCTTGCAGAACCGCAGGCGGGATGCCGCCAGATTGAAATGCCTTTGACCCGTAACGGCTGGCCGCAATCGCCATGCCGATGGCGTCCTTGTTCTGCGAGATTGGGCCTCGCGCATCCGTCATGTTTGCCTTCAACATGAAAGGCAGGTCCAGAATCTCGTAGGATTCATAGACGCGCGAATTGACGCGGTAAATTTTGCGCCCGTCGATCAGACGCTCCACGCGCACCTTTGTCGGGTCCAACGGGAACAGATTGACGATCTCGCCTGCGCCGTTGCGCTCAATATAGGTCACGGCGCGCCCGCCGGTCAGGACTTGCTCAAACGAATATTTGCGCCACTCAAACGATGACATGTCATCGTTGACGGCTTCGTGCAGCATCTGCGCGATGAGGCTGCTGATCTTCTTGCGCCCACCGTCGGGCTGCTTTTGATAGACCTGCAATGGCAGGCCAGCGATGGTCCCGGCGATGAAATTGACCGCCGCCCAGACTGCAGGAACGCCGAGAGCGGTGTCCACGTTGACCGTGACGCCAGACGACGCATAAAGGTCGCCCCAGCCCATGATCTGCAAGAAATCAGTCGCAGAGACTGGCGCTGTCGGGTTTTCAAGATTGCGTTTTTCCGCTTTGCGGAAGCGATCAAACAGTGCCATCGGACCCGTTCCATTAAATCGGATGCGGAAAAGATAGCATGCTAGGCGTTCAGTGTAAACGCAGGGTCATCCCAGGGCGAGGATGGCGGCTTTGTTGCCTCGCCGCCCATAGCCGCGCCGATAGCCATAGTCGCCGCCAGCGCCATGTCGATCCTGCCCGTGGCGCGCTGCTTCTCAAATCTGCGCAGCCCAGCGGGCGATGTCCAGAAGCAGGCTGACGCCACCGCTGATCGCAGCGCCGGGTTGACCTCGATCCGAATCCTACGCTCCAAGATCAAATCCTCAAACTGGTTGACGCTCTGCGGCATCCACAGCGGCGTGTCCTTGCGCTGGTTGGTGCCTTGCGGGTGTTCGATCAAAGGTAGCACACCGCCGATCTCATCCAGCGCATTCTCGAACGTCTTTATCAGCCAGCGGTCATAGGACACCGCCTGCACATCAAATTTCTGGGCGGCCTCGACGATGTCATAAGCGATTTGGTCATATCGGATCACCTTGCCTTGCGGCGCGATCAGCCAGCCATCGCGCACCCAGACCGAATAAGGTGCCTTGTCCGTCAACTCGCGCTGGCTGACGGTGTCGCCCGGGGTGTAGCCGCGCGCGAATAACGCAAACTTGGGTCTGCCGTCATCTGTCTCGCCGTCTGGGAAAACATAGGCAACGCCGGTGATGTCCTTTGTCGCCGACAAGTCCAATCCGATGTAGCACGGCTTTCCCTCGAAATCTTCCATCGACATCGCCGAGTCTTCGCAGGCTTCCCATGCAGCGCGGCTAATCCATGCCGCATCAGCGTCGGTCCAGACGCAGAAGTGCAGGCGCAGGATGCTATTCAGCTTGCCCGGGATCGCGCGCGCCTGATCGACGACGCCTTGCAGATAGCTTTCCTTGAGGATGATGCCCAGCAGCGGGTTGACCTTTGACCAACAGCTTGGATCGGTCAGCGGATCGTCGCCCTCATCCAGCGCGCAGACATAGGGAAATGTCGTGTCGTCATTCATATCGCCAGCGGCCACTGCGCAGGCGTGTTCGTGTTCTTCCCAGCAGACGCTGTTTCGATCCGATCCGCTGTTCGTGATCATTAACAGCAGCGGCTGATTCCGAAACTTGAAGCCGCGTTCCAGCATTTCCATGATGCCGCGATCAGGATGTTCGTGGACCTCATCGCACAGCGCGAAATGCGGACGCGGACCCGAACCGCTCTTGCCGCTGTCCCGGCTGATCGGGCGAAAGAATGCCCCGGCGCTGATATAGGCCAGGTTCCAGACCGGGTTGACGCCAGACGGCGTGATCCGCTTTTCCAGCGCCGGTGATTGCCGCACCATCTTCACGGCGTCTTGGAACAGGATCATCGCCTGCTCCTTCTTGGCCGCCGCCGCATAGATTTGTGCGCCCGCCTCGCCGTCGGCCATCAGCCCGTAAAGCCCAATCCCACCCGCCAGTGGGCTTTTTCCGTTGCCCTTGCCCATCTCGATGTAGGCGCGGCGATAGCGGCGAAATCCATCGGGCTTTTTCCACCCGAAGATTGACCCGACGATGAAGGCCTGGCTGATGTGCAGATTGAACGGGATGCCCTCAAATTGCCCTTCGCTCAGCTTAAGCACGTTTTCGAAGAACCCAATGGCTCGATCCGCTGCGGCCTCATCAAACCAGATATCGTCTCGGTCCAGATCAGCGAGATGCCTGCGGCATTGGTTCCTGACATGCGGGCCGACGCTGATCTCACCAGCCAGCGCACGGCGCGCGTATTCGTGCACGATGTGCGTCATGTGAAATATACCGCCGTCGGGTCTTTATCGTTTGCTCGGTCGGCCTCGACGCCAAGGCGCACCCGGCTGGATGGCGTCAGGCCATATTCCGATGCAAATTTCATGGCATCCCGCATCGCGGTGTTGGCCGTGCCGACCATTGGATTCTGAATGATGTTGCCGTTGGTGGTCTTGATGATCAGGCCGCCGCTGGCCGGGTTGGCCTTTGCCATTTGCTGGATCGCCTCCTCGGCTTTGCGCCAGCGCCCATATGCCTGGCAATACATCGCCAGCCCGCGCCCGTCGATCTCGGTCAGAACACCGCAGCGGAACAGCGCGCCGCAGATGTGGTGCCACTCTTCCAGCGCATAGGCGTCCAGATGCTCAGGCGGCTCTGGCATGGCATCCATCACCATGACCGGGATAGGCTCATGCTTCGGTATGCGATCTGCGCGGTCGCGCCCGGTCACGATTTTGATGGATGTCGGCGCTGGCTTTCTGCCGCGTGTCATGGTGCTGCCTTATGCCGACAGGCGCTTCGCAGACAGGTCCGCGAACGTCTCGCCGGTGGATTCAAGCGCGGCCTGCTGGCCGGTGAAGTCTTGCCAGCGTTTGATGATCACGTCGCAATATTTCGGATCGAGTTCCATGAGGCGCGCGTTGCGCCCGTGCTTCTCGCAGGCGATGGCAGTGGTTCCGCTGCCTCCAAAGCTATCCAGCACAAGGTCACTGCCCTTGGTGTTGTTCAGCATCTGGTATTCAAAAAGCTCGACAGGCTTCATGGTTGGGTGTTCGCCATTGCGGCTTGGTTTTGCAAACTCAAGGATTATTGTTTGCTTTCTGTCAGCGGACCAAAGGTGCGCCGCCCCATCTTTCCAGCCATAAAGGCATGGCTCATGCATCCAGTGATAGTCCTGCCTGCCCATAACAAGACTTGATTTCTTCCAGATCAAGCATTGTCGCACAGTCCAGCCGATGTCTGCGGCAGCACCTCTGAAGTTGTATCCCTCTGAATCTGCATGCCAAATGTAAAAGACTGCACCCTTTTTCATAACCGCATCTGCGGCAGAATATGCATCTCGAAGAAACTGTCTGAAGACATCATTCGACATGCTGTCGTTCTTGATGGTGAGCTTTTCTTTTGTGCCGCCTTCATATGCCACATTATATGGAGGATCGGTCAACCACATATCAACAAGTTGGCCGTCGCAGAGCCGCTCCAAATGCTCAATGCTGGTGCTGTCTCCGCACATCATCCGATGCCGCCCAAGAATCCAAACATCGCCCTCAACAGTTATTGGGACCGCAGGCACATCCGGCACTGCGTCCTCATCGGTCAGGCCTTCGCTCCCCTGCGGGAAAAGCGCCGACAACTCATCCTGACCAAAACCAGTCAGACCAAGATCAAACCCAGCGGCCTGCAAGTCTCCCATCTCAACGGCAAGCAGCGCGTCGTCCCAGCCAGCGTTCAGCGCCAGCTTGTTGTCGGCGATGACGTAGGCTTTCTTCTGCGCGTCGGTCCAGCCGACAGCCGTCATCGTCGGCACCTCATCCAGCCCCAGCTTTTGCGCGGCCAGCACGGCGCGGCGTGGGTCATAGCCCGAGTCTTCGATCAGGAGCTTGACTTTGCGGCCGTTGATACCGCCTTGCTCATTGACCTCGTCCACACGCAGCATCATGCCCAGGCGAACTTGCTTGCCAAAGCCCGCCAGCGGGCCCGACAAGTCCTGGATGGAGCCGATGACGATTTCGTTTTTCGTGACGCCTTGCGTTTGGGCCGAGGCGCTGCCTGCGGCCAGCGCCATCGCGGCTGCGATCAGACAGGTCGGCAGAGCGTAGTGTAGGGAAAGCGTGGAAATCCCGGTGGCCGGCGTCGCGATTGAAGAAGAGCGAAGAACGGTAAATCTGGTCGAGAGCAGCACGCGTAAGGTTAACAGCAGCCGAGTGGACTGCACTACACTCCGGTATCGGGCCGGAA